CCATAAATACCAGCTGAGGTTATTAGGATTAGCACAAAGGCTGCAATTGTTAGATAGGTTCTAAGAAACTTATTCAGTTCAGTCCAGTACTGATAAAGTAATGAAGCAATTACTAGCTTAGCTACTTCCAGTGATCCTGCCATAATTCCAACTGCAAGACTTGCACCGGCGAATAATTTCATGATACCGGACACAGAGTAGAAAGCAGCCGAAGCAGAAACTGCTAGAGCTGATAATGCAATAATATATGGAAACAGTTTTTTACCCATACTTTTAATGTATGTAATAAATAACTAAAAAGCAAGTTATTTTTCTTTGTGTTTGTCGATCTTATCTAGGATCGCTGATAAGGCTTCGTTCTTAATAAAGCCGGCCTGTTCTGCATTCTTCAATGCACTTATTACTTGAAATACTATTAATGGAATTAAAATCGTTTCTGATAACCATGATGTTCCTTTGAAACCTGCTTCAACCATTATTAATGCCGTGAGAGTGATAATCCAAGCAACTAATGTCTTTAAGATTCTAACTGCTTTATAAGTTTTAAATCCTTCTCTTTTGGTTCCGGCAATCACTCCAAAGAAACCATCCATGAAGATTACTGCAACAACAGCAAGGTACTGCTCTGAGTTTTCCATTGCTAAGTTAAAAAAGTAGCTACATACAAAGGCAGCTGCTGCTGATGTTGCAAGTAATGTCGTCTTCATATTATCCTATTTCGTTATCTAAGTGGTCTGGTATTCCATCTCCGTCAACGTCGCAAATTTCAACGTATCCGAATGCTTTCATGAATTTGGCAACCCTTTCTTTCAAGTCGTTGTCAGTATCCTCAAACCAATCTTCTTTTAGATTGTCGTGATCTAGGATGTTAATTAATGCTTCGTAAAGTTTATCAACATTTTCTACTAAATAGATATCAGATGCTGCAAAGTCTAAACTAAATGCATAATCGTCAATCTGTGGGATAGATAAAAGAGAATCGGTTTTACCAATCTTCTTTTCTTTAAGGGTCATTTCCTTACCAAACTTGTGGAAATACTCACCCACATAGATGTATCCTTGTCCTTCTTTTAATTGAAACTCGCTCATTACTTTAATAGATTATAATATTCTCTGAAATGTTTAATTCTATCTGCCAATCCAATAGTACCTCCGTTAACTCTTTTGGTAACAGCTGTAACTGTTGCATCATCGGCTCCTCTGTCGCAGATACCCCAAAGTTTGTTTGTATCAAAGAACCAACCGGCAGATGCCAAAGGATACTTTGTAGCTACTAAATCAGGATTGTTTGTTGTATCTTCAGGTACAAACTTATCAAAAGCCATGTAGTTTGCTTTTCCAGTCAATTGGATGTAACCGCGGCCTCTGTATTTGTAACCTTCACCTGATGCTTCAGCACCGTTACCCATTCTACCTCCGTAGACTCTAGATGCAATCTTTTGAGGTTGACGAGCATAAGCTTCAGCTGAAGCCAAAGTTGGAAAGTATTTTCCGAAGATGCCTTGCAATCCTTTTGAAGAATAGTTTAAATTCTCTTGAACGGCTTTGAACCCACCTGATTCGTGACCACACTGTGCCAAGAAGTGAGCAAGTCTCAAAGGAGAAGTTATATTAAATCTTGCAGCAGTGTCAGGAATCTGAGCAATTACTGCATCGGGAATGTGTCCCTTTAGTTTGTCTAATTTAAATGGACCAGAAGGGATTGGAGCTGCAGCGGGTGCAGGAGCAGTACCTGGAGTTGTCCCGAACATTTTATTCCATGTTCCGTCTCCTACTATACCGTCAGGAGTTAAGCCGTTGGCTGATTGCCATGCCTTAACTGCCTCTTCAGTCTTAGGTCCAAAATTACCTATTGCTTCAACGCCTAACTTGGCTTGAAGTTTTTTAACGTTGTCGTTATTATCACCTCTTTTTAGTAACATAATTAACCTTCTTCTTCTGGGCTTTTGTTATCTTGTTTCTTGTTAATCCACTTATCCACTGACGCAATACCGAATGATCCAAGAACCATTACCATAAATCCGTCAAAGATAATCTTGTTAACAACAAATTCCTTACCGGCATAACCAGTAATAATGTCTACCAAGAATGCAATACACAGCATTAAGAATGCAATAAATCCAACAACACTCTTTTCGTTGATTGAGTTGTTGTCGTCAAATAATTGTGAGAAGAATTTTTTCATATTTAAAATTGTTTAGTTGTTTTAGTTAAACTTTCTTGCAACGCTTTCGAAAAAGCTTTCCTGTTTAACGGAACCTCATTGTTTTCAACGTTTAAGAACATTGCAAAAACAAACGTCTTTCTTTCACCAACTGCTTTAAAACAACCTGAACCAATACAAAGACTGGTTTCAACAATATAATCTTTCTTCAACCACTGAATTCCCATAATGTTGAGTATTTCCTGCGGAGAATAAATACTATCTATCGATACTTGAACATCAAAAGCAACTCCAGAATCAACAGGAGTGTAGCCTTTGTTAATTAAAAGCTCCTCAACTTCTTCCTTTACTCCGAAAGTAACGTTCCTACCTCCAATGGTTTCAATGCGTTGAGCATTTACAACATTGACTTTTACAAAAGTAGAATCTTTTCCTGGAGCTAAAGCAAGTAATATAGGGGCAATGATACTAAGCATCAGTTATAAATATCAATAGGATACGGAACCACTATACCCAGGGGCGATGATATAAAGATTAAGTGTTCCTCCTGATGTTAAAGTACCGGTTGTATGGTTTGTTGCTCCGGGGTAAGTTGCTCTAACGTTAGTAGTCGCAGCTACTATTGAATTATACTGAGCTGTTGTAAAAATTTTTACATCGGGTGCTGTTCTCCACTTAGAAAAAAGACCTGCTTTTCTAGCAGCAACATAGTATTTATCTGCTATTGAAATTACACCATCATCATTTACATCGTACATATGAAACGATAAACCGTTGCGGGTAGTTCTTCCTAGAACAATATTTGATACTCCTTGAATGTCTGAAGTAGTATAAGCTTGAATTCTAGTTGGAGCATCTACTTGAATTGTGAATTGATCTCCGGCAACTGTAGTTCTTGAAAAAGAATAGTAGCCTGATGAGTTTGTATATGCTGTAGCATCTAAGGAAGTAGTAGAAGTTGTTGTAGTTGAAGTTGAGGTTATTTCCCAACTAGTGCTAGCAAAGGTACCGGCAGTAACGAGTGAGCTTGCCATCCAAGCACTTCCTGTTGATATACCCATCACTTCCTGGTTTGAACCATCAGCTGTAAATGTTCTCCAAACTACTATCTGTTTTGAGGCTTGGTTTTTAATAAAGTATAAATCCCAAACGTAATTCACTCCTGTCTGATTGTATTTGCAGTTACCTTCATATCTTACTCTAAATACATCTCCGTAAGTTCCGTAACTTTCAGTTGAAACATAAGAAACGTTGTTATCTGTAGAACCATTATCAACTGAACCTATGTGAATGGTGGGTTGATTAGGACTGCTTGCATTTCCGTTATAACCTGAACTAGAACTTGTACCAAAACAAAACCATGAGTTAGCATTTACGTGACCTGAAGAATAGCTAGTGCCTGCATAAGAAGGACTAAACCCTGTAGGAAAGGTAATGGCTACTGATGCTTCGTCTGTATTAACTGTAGAATATAATACTGATGTTCCTCTTCCTCTATCTGAAGGAATACCGGATGTTATTTTAGTTAGTGTTCCTGACTTGGTAGTAGCTCCGGCTGTGCTCTTAAAAAGCTTTACAGCAACGTTATTTGCTCCAGAACCGTTTGCATTATAGAGATATCCTGAATAGGTGAATTGACCTAGGAGGGTATTAGTAAATAATAGGAATACAAGTAGTAGTCTCATAACAATAATTTTCCACCCATTAATATTTGGTAGTTAAGTATACTCTGACTAGCAATATAAGTACCACCGCCGGTTAATCCAACTCCAAATGTTTTTGTTAGTTTATAATTAAAGTTAAAGAAGGGAATGATGATTGGCTTTGCTTCAAAGAGAGACTCTGTGTAATACTTGGTATACGGTGAATACACACAGGCAGCAATGATAGTAGCATCTAAAGCTTTTGCTAGTTTACCTTTGTACATAAACCCACCAATCGCTAAAGTTGAAATCATCTGTTCACCGTAAAGGTTTCCGTAAGTTCCAGCTGCTCCGTAGAGTGCTGTAAAGTTCTTAACTGAGTTTACTCTAACGAATAGGGCCGTATTAGACCAAGATTTAGGTAGAATACCAAAAGCATCTGAAACAACGTTAATGTGTTTGTTGCCTTTCTTATTTACTCCGATCCAGGATTTCATTACTGAAAGGTTTCCAATCCTAGCATTAATCATGTAATCAGCTGAGAAGCCTAGTGAGGCTGTTCCATCTCCTTTTACTCTAGTAAATGACATAGTACCTCTAGCATCCCTAGAACCATCGTCTGCTTTTTGAACTCCAACAATATCTCCGGTAACTAGAATTGCAGGCTTGGCAACTTCAGCCTTTGCCTTTGAGGTTGATTTAGCTGTTGAGTTAGAAGACTCTTTTTGAGTTTCAGTCTTTTGTTCTTCTACTTGCTGGTCGGTTGGTTGGTCTTCTGTCTTTGGTTCTTCTGTCTGTCCTTTCCCTGAGCCTGACCCGCCGCCATTGCCACCGCTACCAGAAGAGGACCCACTGCTACCGCTAGAATTGCCACTATTTGAATTATTATCTCCACCGGGTTCTTGGTTCGTATTCGACTGAGTATTTCCATTTTCCTGTTTACTGTTTGAAGTACTTACCGACCCTGAACCTGTTGAGGTAGCTCCGCCTACATTTGCTCCCACTGACGTAAATGACCCAACGTTTGCAATAGCATTTAAATTCATTACGCTATTAACAACATTCGAAGCCAAGTTAGTCGATGTGGTTGTTGTAGTTGTTGCTACAGCCCCTTGACATGGAGAGGTTGACTTGTATTTATTATAAGTATCAAGCAACCATAAATCAAAAGTTCCATCTTGGAGCTCTACATAGCTAAACGTTCTAACCTGTCCATAATAAACAACCACAATCGGGCTATTCATATCAGCGG